CCATGCCCTGGCCGTCCACCTGCGCCGTCAGCGTCTCGCCCTGGGTGTCCACCACCGTGAGGACGAAGCCCCCGGCACCCGGCCGCAGCGGCGCCGCATCGGTGTTGAAGAACAGGCTGGCCGTGCTCCACTGGCCCTTTTGCGTCCACAGCGAGAGCAGCTGAAAATCCTCCGGCCCGCTGCCGCCCACCACCCAGTCCGTCATCAATGCCTTGCCGCTGGCGTAGTCCATGCGGCCGCTCACGATGCCGGCGCTGGTGTCGGTGCGGTCGCGGTAGATCACGCCCTCGTGGTCCTGGTAGACCTCGCCCATCCAGGCGAACATCACCGAGCCCGGCACAACCGCATCCACGGTGCCCGGCGTGAGGTCCAGCACGATGGAGGGCGGCACATAGGCCATGCTCTTGGCCTGCGGCACGGCCGGCGCAACGCGGTAGCGGGCTACGATGCTGCTGCCCGCAAAAATGGCGTCCCCGATGGCACCGCGCGCATATTCGCCGCCGCGCTGCGCGCCGCTGCCGGCCGAGGCGCCGCCATTGGCAATCGCCCCCTCGAAGGCCGCCGCGTCCTCGTGGTCGGCGCGGTAGCCGCCCACGGTTCGGTCGAGGCGCAACACGCGCAGATTGAGCGACTTGCCGGCGTAGTTCACCGTGCCCAGGTCGCTCAGGAAGGCGCCCGCGCCGTCGTCGGTGGCGGTGTGCGCGATCACGATGCGGTTGTCGCTCGCGACGCCGAACATTTCTTGCAGCGTGGCGCTGCTGCCGGCGGCGGTGGATACGGATAAGGGGCGTTGTTCGTAGGTCATGGCGGTAGGTAAAGAGGTATCAGTCCGAACGCGGCCAGATCACCGGGGGCGGTGCGATCCACAGTGGCGGGAACCAGAACTGCGGCACCGGCAAGACACTGAGGACCCTATCCACCGCTGGCACGATGTTTGCCGTGATGTCGGCGCCGATCACGGCCGGCGGCGTGGTCGTGGTCGACACACCGAGCGCGGGGCTGAAGGGGTGCACCGTCGCCCAGGACACAGCCAGGGTGCCGGCAGCCGGCTGCTGTGCCAGGGCCAGCTGCACGAAGCCGCCGGCGTCGGGCTCGGGCGCCGTGAGCACCTCGGTGTGCACCTGGTCCACCGTGTACGCCACCTGTATCTCAGCGCCCGGGTCGGGCATGTAACTTGGGCGCAGCAGCACGGTGTTGCTCGGGTGGTCGACCGAGCCGGTGCCGTCGCCGCTGATCTGCCCGGCCGCGTCCGCTGGCGCCGTGCGCAAAATGCCGCCGCTCAGCCACGTGAAAGTGAGCGAGCCAGGCACCACGCCTTCATCCGCCAGCAAGAAGCAGTACTCCGGTGCGCGCACCGCCGCGCCCTGGCTGCTGCGGTCGGTGTAGGCCACACGCGAGCCGTGCGTGATGCCGATAGAGCTGCCGATATCGGGCAGTGCCTTGAGCGTGAAGCTCATGGCGCCCGTAAGCGTGCTCACTGCGCCGCCGCCGCTGCCCACCAGGCGGCCGGTGCCGTCGTCGTAGATCGTGTAGCGCGTGCCCAGGGCGTAGTAGTCGATGAACACCATGCCGGGCTCTGGCAGCGCGCGCAGCTGGGCCACGAACGTGAGGTCTGCGTTCTCTTCGGCGATCTTGATCCGCTGGGTGTGCGGCGTAATGCCGACCTCCACCCTGCGCGGGGCCTCAGCGAGCACCAGCGTGCGTCGAGCGCTCGGGCGTTGGTCCACTGCCGCCACTTCGGTGCGGCTGTTGGGCACGAGCTGGGCATAGATGCTGGCGCACTGCAGCCACACGTCGCTCGCCTGCGTAGGCGCAGTCAGGCGCGTGGCGGAATAGAACATCCCGCTATCGCTGTACACCGTCTCGCGCAGCACCGTTTTGTCGTCCTGGCGCGCGTAGCTGCGGGTGGGCGGCGAGCCTGGGAAATCGAACAGCAAACCGTCAAACAGCTCGCACGTGGTCACCTGGGCCTCGAAGTCGATCAGCTGGTTGTTGACGATCTCGGTGTAGATACGCGTTTGGGTCTCCGTCGCCTTGATGCGCACCCGCTGGCGCCGCTCGGTGGGAAGGCCTTCGTCGTAGACCAGCACAAACGTGCGGCCCAATGTGGGCGGCTGCATGCCAGGGCGCTGCAGCAGCGTGACCGAGCGCATGGTCTCGTAGTGGTCTTCCAGCAAGTAGCCGGCCCACTCCGACCCTGGCGACATGCTCGATTCAATGCGCCGGGCAATGTCAGCGCGCGTGGCGAACGGGTCTTTGAGCGAGAGCATCACCACGCTCACGTTCGGGTCGGCCGGCGGCTCGGCGACGATCACGTTGGCGCCCAGCAGGGGCGAGCTGTCGGCATTGCGCAGCACGCTGAAGATCTGGTAGATCTCGACCCGGCCGACGGTGCGGGTTTCCTCCGAAATGTCCGGGAATATTTCGTTCGAGCGGCCGCTGGTCAGCAGTTGCGCGGACGGCGGCCCGCCGCCCTCGGGCACGTCGGCCATGTTGGCCGATCGGGCAAAGCGGATGTCACCTGAAAGCAGGGGCATGGTCAAACCTCAATGAATTTAAAAGTCGGCACGTACAGCAGCTCGGGCGTGTGCTCGCCGTCGAGCAGCTTCCAGATCGGCTCGGCCTGGAACTCGATCAGAAGCACCGTGCGCGCGGCGCCGCGCAGCAACAGCGTGAAAGTGGCGCCAGGCAGCGCCGCCCAGGCGTCCATCTGGTCGCACTGCGCGCGGGTGATCCATGCGTTGCCGCCTTGCCCGTCAAGCGAGATCGGGCGCCCCGCCTGGCGCGTGCCGACATGGATTTGCAGCATTCCCTGGGTGCCCCAGCGGGTTTCGGTGACCACGGGGCTCCAGGCGTATTCGTCGGTCCACAAGAGCCGGTCGGGCAGCTCGGACGCAACGCCGTCATGCGTCAGCGTGATCATTGGGCGACCCCTTTGGCCTGGGCCAGCTCGCGGATCAGCGCGTCGCCCGTGAGCTGGCTGTTTCGGTCGGCATAGTTCATGCTGCGGCGCTGGCCGTTGATCGTGATGTTGGAGACGAAGGAGCCGCCAGCGCTGACGCCTGAGCCGCTGGAGCCTTGGGTGCTGCGCTCCCGGTCACCACCCGCTGGCGCGCTGCGCGTGGGGGCGTCAGCAGGCTTGTTCAAGCCCGCGTTGGTGCGCTCGTAGTCCAGCATCTGCTGGGCGTCGTGCTTGCCCGAGCTGTCGTGCTGGTAGTAGTCCGACATCTTGCCCAGCGCCTCAGCCAAGGTGCTGTATTTGCCGCCCCACTTCTTTTGCGCTGCGCTCGCTGTGTAGTCCACGCTGCCGTCGGCATTGGCAAATTGCTTGGACAGGCGCTCGGCCAGCAGATCGTCCAGTCCGGATTGCTTGAGGTAGTCGATGATGCTGGCGCGGGTCCAGACAAACTGCTGCTGCACGTTGCCCTTGGCGTCTGACGTCATACCGTCTTTGTTGCGATAGCCCGCGCCGACTCTCTCGACACCATCGGCGAGGCGCTCCATCGCAGCAGCCTGCTTGTCAATCGAGCCTGTGGCTGAGTCGGTCGAATGTTTCAGGCTGCTCTGGGCGTCAGCCAGGCCGCGCAGTTTGTTGGCCGTCACCTCAGCAATCTGCCCCTCCAGGCGCTTGACTTCTGCTGCCTTGATCGACGCCTCGATCTCCAGCTTTTTGGCGCCGTTGTATTGGCCAGAAGCGATCAATTCCGCCTTCTTTGCCTGGGCGCTTGCAATGGCGGCGTCCGCCTCGGCACGCTTGGCCTGGGCCGTGAGCAGCAGCAACTCAATTTCCAACCGCCGGATCTGGTTTTGCGCAGCGATGGCGGTGCGCTCATCGCCCCGCGCCTTCGCCACTTCGTAGATCGCCCGCTGCTGCTCGATGGCTAGGCGCACGGTGGCGCCTTGCACATCCAGATCGGCCAGCTGCAGGTTGCGCTTGGCATCAATGGCCTTGAGCTGGTCCTGCAGCGCATCGCGGTACAGCAGCGCGGCGCGGCCCGCCTCGAGCTCGGCTTTTGTGACGTCTTCGGTCGTAGCCTTGCCCGCCTGCTTGGCGGCGCGCAGTTCCTCCACCTTGGCGCGGGCGCGCTCGTAGGCATCGCGCAGCTCGCCGACGCGGGCGCTGTTGTCGCGCAGCGCCTCGGCTTCGGCTTTCGCCTGTTCTGCCAGCAGGCGGCTTGCCTGCGCCTGCGCTGTGGCTTTGTCGGCGTCTTGCTGGCGCAGGGTGATCTCTTTTTGCAGGTCTTCGAGTTGTTTTTTCTTCTGTTCGTCCAGCTTGCCGCTCTCGGCTGCCAGCGCCTGTAGCCCTGTCAGCTCGGCCTTCATGACTTCGAGTTCCGTTGTCTTGAGCCGTGCCAGTTGCTCCTGTGCGCTGGCATTGGCCTGGGCAGCGTCGGCAGCGGCCTTGCGCTGTTCGGCCTCGGTACCGAAAGCCTGGGCCATGGCCACTGCGGCTTTGCCTTCCGCATCGCGTGCAATCACGCTTTTCTCGGACAGCGCGATCTGCTCGCGCACGGCATCAAGTACCTTGCCATAGTCGCTGGCCAGCTTCACCCATGTGGGCGACGATGCTGCTGCCGCTGCACCGGCCTGCTGCGTGGCGCCGGCAAGCTGCTGCTGCGCCAGGGCTGCGATCACCGCTTCGTCCCCGCTTGCCTTGAGCGCAGCCCGCAGCGTGTCATTGTGCTGAGCGGCCTTGAGAATCTTGTCCTGGGCTTCCTTCTGAATGTCGGCGAACGCCTGTTTCAGACCCGAGAAGTCGCGGCTGACCACTGCGGCGATCACCGTGCCGATGCTCTTGCCCGTGGCGACGACAGTGGCACCCAAGCCCACAAGTGCGGCCTGGGCGACCTCGGCGCCCACCTTCAGTGGTGCGAAGCCTCCGGCATCGTCAATATCTGCCGCCATCTCGGTGAAGGCGTTCTTGATGTTGACGAACTCCTGGCTCAGCGTCTGCGCGGCCGGGGCGCCGCCATAGAGTTCGTTCAATCCCTTGGCAAGCGCCGGGAACAGGTCGCTTGCCGCGATCTGTCCGTTCTCGACCAGCTTCATCAGCTCGGCGGTCGTGATGCCCATGCCCTTGGCCGCCGCATTGAGCGCGCCCGGCAGTGCCTCACCCAGCTGACCCCGCAGCTCTTCGCTTTGCACTACGCCCTTGCTGGCCATTTGCGAGAGGGCCTGCAACGCATTGGCCGTCTCCGCACTGCTCTTGCCCGCCTTGCCCATGGCAGTGGCCACCGCCTCGAACACCTGGCGCGTAGGCTCACCTTCAACAGCCGTGCCGCGCGTGGCGGCGCTCAAACCCAAGAACGCCTTGCCCACCTCGGTCACGTCCGCGCCAATGCGGTTGGCCACCACGCGGACAAACTCCAGATCCTGGCCGGCCCTGACGGCATCCTGCGTGACTGCAGTGAGCCCGCTGCGCAGCTGCTCCATCTGCGCCGCCGCTGTGACAAGTTCGCGGAAGCTGAAGGCAACGCCCAATGCGCCCGCCATCTGCCCCAACAGCCCGGTCAGGTTCGTAACGCGTGCGCCGAGCTGGTCGGTAGCGCCCGCACTGTCGCGGTGTGCGGTACCCAGTTCCCTGGCGCGCTGCGCAGCCTGGTCTGCGGCGGCGGCTTCCACTCGCAATGCGCGCGCATGGTTCTCGGCCGCCTGCAGTTCGGCCTTCTGGGCGGCATTGAGCGGGCCTACCGCTGAAAGCTCCTCGCGCCGTGCATCCGTGGCCTGTTGGATGGCGGTGGCCTCGGCGCGTTTGGCGCGGGCCACCAGGGCAAGCTGGTCCGACTCGATCTGCCGCAGCGCATTGCCCGCGCGCGTGGCGGCGGCTTCATCGCCCTGGGCCTGCGCATTCTTCAGGCGCGCCTGCTGCTCGGTGCTGGCTGCTGCCAGGTGCGCACGCTGCAGCTCAATCTCGCTTTGCTCGACCTGCAGGCCACTCTTGATCGCCGCCGTCTTCGCGTCCACGGCCTGGCGCAGCTTGCCCAGCCCACTGCCGGCCTCGTCAGCGGCCTTGCCTACCTCTGCAACGCCCTTGCTGGCCGTCTGTGCACTGGCTCCCAGCTCCTTTGCGCCGGCATCGGCCTGGTCGGCGGCATTCCCCAGCTTGTCCAGCCCACTGCCTGCGTCATCAGCGGCTTTGCCTACATCCGCGACGCCCTTGCTGGCCTCCTGCGTGCCGGCGGCCAGATCCCTTGCTCCGGCATCGGCCTGGTCAGCCGCTGCACCCAGTTTTTCTACCCCAGCGCCCGCAGCCGTACCGGCAGCGCCCAGGTCCTTGGCGCCCACCTCAACCTTGTTCAGATCGCTCGCAAGCTCGCCCAGCCCTTCGTTCTTGACGCGGACGGTGAAGTCAATCTTGTTGTCAGTGGTCATGGGGTCTGTGCTGGATGGGGCTGTGAACGAAGCGGGCCGCGCGCCGCCCTGGAGAGCGGCGGGCGGCCCGTGTGCCGTGGGGCGGCTTTAGCTCATGCGGGCGCGGTAGTAGCGGCTCAAGCCAGCGCCAACCTTGGTCGGGTCCATCAGCACCGTGCCTTCAACGTCCAATGTGTTGAAGCCCTTGTTCACCAGCCCCAATTGCTTGGTGACGCCCTGGCTGGTGCGGAAGATGTCCACCACCCTGGGGTTGCCGCTGTCGGCCTCGTTCAGGCCGCCAAACAGCAGGTGCAGCTCCACCGCCTTGGTCGTCAGCGCCTCAATGGCCGCGTACGCGCCGTAGCTGTAGCTCACCCACAGCAGGTCGCCCCCCGTGATGCCGGCGGGCTCGGCCTGCAGCACCACGCCCTCGGGCTGGGGCACGTAGTTCCCGGCCATATTCACCACCGTGGCGGTGAGGGCGTCAGGCCCTTTCTTCACCACCACGTCGGTGGCGTTGATGTGCTCCAGCGCGAGCAGCCCGCCCGGCGTCGCCACAAACGGCTCATCGACCACCGTGCCCGCGCCAATGGCGGCCACGTTGCCGAGCACGCTGCGCGCGAGGTTGACCACGTTCAGGTCGGCCAGCTTCATCTTGACCTTGACCTCCTTCACACGGCGCACCTCGGCATACGTGCCACCGCCCAGGCGCGTCATGTCGTCCTGCGTTTGCACGTCTTCGCTGTGCTCAAGCGAGAGCTCCAGCACGTTGCCCACCGGCATGGGCAGCACGGCGGCGCCATAGACGGCCGCATAGACCTGGCCCACCGTCATGCTGGGTTTGTAGATTTGCTTGGTGACTTCGATGGCCATGGTGGCTCCTGTTAAAAAATCAATCGGCTTTGAAAACCGTCTCGACCAAAAAGGCGAGCGGCAGGTACACAAACCCGGCGTTGTGCCCAGCGCCAGGCCCTCGCGTCAGGCGCAGCGGCCCGGCCACGTTGGGCGGGCGAAACCCCATCAGCGCCGCGCCCGCTTGCGCCGCCAGCTCCCCGGCCTCCGAGCGCGCGGCCGCGCCGCTTTGCAGGGTGCGCACGTTCTTCACGGTCGCAACCGCCAGCCAGGTGTGGTCCAGGCGCGCGGCCCGGCCGTCGGCGCGCGACTCCAGCACGCGATACCCGTTCCACACAACATGCACCGCAGGGGTGGGCTGGTGCTCTTCCTTGATGCCCGCCAGGTCGGCGGCTGTCAGCACATGCACCGCAGGCTTGCGGCCCGCAAACGCTGCCTTGAGCCGGGCCACCAGGTGCGCCTCGGGCTCCAGGAAGTTGTTGGGGTGCGGCGCTGCGGCCGGGGTGGTAGCCATCAGTACCGCTCCCAGTCAATCGCACTGCTGGGCGCACGCGTCACCATGCGGCCGGCGGGCTGCGCCACCTCGGTGTCGGTGCCGCCCAGGCTGACCACGCCCTTGCTCAGGTCCACCAGGTACTGATCGGCCCAGGCGGCGCCCCGGCGCAGCTCTTCGGGCACGCTGGTGCCATACAAGCGCTTGAGCGCAATGGCGGCCACTGCAGCAGGCAAGCTGCTGCCCTGCACCAGGTCGTCAGGCAGCGGCATGCGGGCGCGGTAGCGCGGAAACAAATAGGTGTCGGCATGGCGGCTGGCGCGCTCAAGCGCGTCCTGCAGGCGCTCCAGCGCCGCCGTGGCCACCGCCACTTCGTCCAAGGCCCAGGCGCTGGTATCGCCGCCGCTGGCGGCGACGAACAGCAGCGCGCTGTCCAGCACGGCCTCGATCGCGCCGCGCTGGGCCAGCTCCAACCAGCCACCTGTGGCGGCGTGGGCCAGGTCTGTCAAAGTGGCGTAGGCGGCCATGGGTTGCTGGGCCTCAGCGCAGTTAGCGCAGCACGCGGATCAGCTCGCCCGCAGCGGTGGCGGCATCGCGCGCACGCCCGGCAGCAACGCCAGCAGCCAACGTAATGGCGCGGCCCGTGGCATCGCTTTGCACTGCCGCGCCAGCAGCCACAGCGGCCCCGGCTTCCACCAGCATTTCGCCGTGGGTGGCCACACTGGCCTGCTCGCCAGCGTCAAAGGCGGTCACCGGCACGCCCAGCGCTGCATCGGTCGCGCCTGCCGTGGCCCCGTCGAAGTTCACAAAGCGAAAGCGCGCCAGTTCGGCGGCGGCCAGCAAGGTAGTGGCCATCAGGATTTTTTCAGTCTTCATGGATATGGCTCCTGTCAGGTAAGGGGGTTAGCGCACGAGCGCGACCAGGCCGGCCAGGCGCTGGGCCTCGGTATCGGTCAGCTCGATGTCGTAGCCGATGCCATAGACCCGGCCGTTGTGCCGGATGGGCACCGTGCCCACCAGGTACTGGCGGCGCGCGTCAGTGGCATGGGGATGTGCAGCGCGCACAGCCGGTGCGGCAGGCGCAGCAGGCTCAAGGGACGCAGCAAGCGCTGCCACCTCGGGCGTGGGCGACACAACGGGTGCAGCGCCTTCTTCCTTCGGCAGCGCAGCGGCGGCGGTGCTGGTGGCAAGGGTGGCCGGGGTGGCTTGCGCCACCTTCGCAGGCTTGGCCGGCTTGGCAGGTGCAGCGCTCTTGTGGATGCGGGTGGTGGCCATGGTCAGGCGGCGCCGGTGACCAGGTAGCCCGCTTCGGCACCCAGCATGTAGGGGCGGAAGATGTCCGTGTTGCGGATGATCTCCAGCTTGCCGTCCTCGGTGCGCGTGTCCACCACCGGGTTGCCCTTTTTGCGCAGCGTGTAGCCAAAGCTCGGCTCGTAGGCCGAGCGCACTGGCGCATCGCCCGCAGCCGATGGCGCTGCCGTCGGCACATAGGCCAGCACCAGGGTGCCGCCCCACAGATCGGTCGTCACGCCCGCATCGGTGGCGTACACCGCCTTGCCCACCACGATGTTCGCAATCTCGAAAATCTCGCGCAGGTCGGCCAGTTGCACCAGGCGCGAGCGCGTGTCGCTCAGAATCGCCTTGAGCTTGGCGTGCCGCTTCATCGCGCGCCAGGCCGTGTAGCCAATCACCATGGTGTTGGGCTCTTTGACGATCTTGTTGCGCACAGCGGCCTTGGCGTCGTCCACCACGCCCTCGGGATCGCTGCCAAGGTCGGTAAACACGTCGGTGCCCGACAAGGCAATCTTGTTGCCGGTGGGGTAGTTGGCCGGGTTCTGCGTCATGCTGGCCACCATGGCTTCGTGGCGCAGGCGGATGCCTTCCACCACGCGGTTGGTGGCGTGCGCCTGCAGCGGGAAGGCGGCTTCGGCGTCTTCGCGGTAGTCGATCGGGTATTCCAGATCGTGTTCGTCCAGGCTGATATCAATGCCGTCGACGTCCTCCGGGTTGATCCGGTTGGACTTGGCGCGCAGCGCGCGCTCGGTGGCGTACACCTTGAACGCATCCTTTCCGAAGGTCGGAATCTTGCCGCCCTCTTTGTCCAGGCTCACAAAAGGCAGCAGTTGGTCGCCCACGAAGGCGGCGTTGCTGTAGCCCAGGGCCAGCGCACTGAGGACTGGGTCCACCACGCGCAATTTGCTCAAACGTCCCATGTGTTTTCTCCTTGAGGTATGGGGGCTGTCGTTACTTGGTCTGGCGCATCACGGCGTGGGCCGCAGTGGCGTAGTCCACCTTGTGCTCTCTGGCATGCGCACGAATGCGCTTGTCCAGGGCCACGCGGTCGGGGTCGGCACCTTCGGCGAACTCCACCGGGGTGTTGTCGGCCCCGTTGTCGCCGCCGCTGCCTGCGCGCTCGCGCGTGGCCTGCTCGCCAAACGCCACCTGCTGGGGCAGCGCCTGCAAGAAGTCGCGGAACAACTGGTGCAGTGGCTTCTTGGCCTCGCCCTCGCCAAACTCCACATCGGGCGTGGCCTGCAACTGCGCGCCCATGGCGGCCACCTGCGGCGCCCATGCTTTGGGAATACGGGTATCGGCCGCAAGGCCTTCGGCAAAGGCCGTGTTTTCGGCCAGCACGGCGGTTTGTGCGCGCTGGGCGTCAGCGGCCCTCAGCTCAGTGAGCTGCCGGGCCTGGGCGGCGTTCTCTTCGCGCAGACGCGCGGCTTCTTCTTCAGTCACGGCGGACTCCTGTGGTGGTTGGTGATCGGTGGCGGCGGCGGTGTTGGTGGCGTCGGTGGGGGCCTGGCCTTCGGCGAAGGCGGCGGGTGTGCCTGCGGCATCGCGGGCGGCATTGATGTCTTCGGCCGCGCCCAGCTCCAGGGCGCGCACGTCGTAGCCAGGCAGCACCTGGTCGGCGTCTTGCTGGCCGAACTTCGCCAGCAGCCATTCGCGCAGGTTGCGCCACAGGGTGGCGTTGGTCATGCCGTCCCATTCACCGAAGGCGACGCCCTCGGCAAAGCAGACGCAGCCGTCCTCGGCCTCGGCAAATTCGGGGTCATCCAGGCCCTTGACGCCCGGCGGGTGGGCACCCAGCACGCCGATATGGCGCAGGTACCACACACCGGGCACTGGGTTGTTAGCGGCGTCTGGCCGGTAAAACTTGGCGCTCACCGTGCCCCAGCGGCCTGTGCGTGCCTCTTCGGCAAATGCCGGGTCCACCTTGGCGGGCACTGCATACAGGCCACGCGCCTGAATCACCAACTGGTCGGCCCAGCCCTGCGCAGGCGCGTCCAACGCGGGGTGACCCTTGACGATGGGGGCTTTGTGAATCTTGGGGTCGTAGGCTGCGGCGGTGGCGGCCAGGTCGGCCTCGCCAAACTCAATCGTTTCGCCCGCAACGGTGGTCCACCGGCCAGGCTTGAAGATGTGCAGCGGTTTGGGAGCGGGGGCGGCTTGGGGCATGGCCGCAACTGTCGTGCGGCACGCTGCGCGGCCCTAAATGACCTGCGCCATTTCTTTCTACAGGGGCAACTGGCCTTGCGCGCGCGCGAAGCGCTCGGCCTCTTGCAGGCGCTGTGCGCTGCGGTAGGCCTGCTCAATGCGCCGCACGCGCGAATCGCTCAGTCCGCAGGCACGCGCCACTTCGGCGTAACCCATGCCCTGCTCGCGCAGGCGCATCACATGCTGGGCGCGCCGGTTGCGCAGCAGCGCCGTGCCCGCCTGAATGTAATGCTGCGCACCGCCGATGTCTTGGGCAATGCCCAACGTGAGCGCCACGGCCTTGGCAGCGCACGCTTCGGGCGTCTCGGCCTCTGGCAGCGACATCAGGGTGACAAACTGCGAGCGCGCCAGCTCGCGCCAGGTGTCCGACCACTCGGCGCCCATGCGCTGCTCCAGCGGTTCGATCTGCGCGGTGGTCAGCTCGGACAAGTCGAGCCGTTCGCCCAGCTCGCCCGGCCCCTCAACCTCGCTCAGCTCGCCAAGCTCATTCATTGCGCTTCGCCTCTCGCCTGCCACGCCTTGAGCGCATCAATCAACGTGTCGAGCTGCGGCGCAGTAGCAAAGCCCAGCGCGCTCACATGCACCGTGCGCTCAACAAATGCATTGAGCGCGGCGCGGCTGGGGTTGCGCACCACGCCGTCGCGGTGCAACTGGAGCCACAGCGCCCACACCTTGCGCTCGCGCGGGCTGGCCTGCTTTTTGACCTGGTCGAACTGCTCGCGCGTCAGCGGGCGGCGGCGCGTGCTGGGAGCAGCCACCCCCATGCGCTCGGCAAGGCGCTGCAGGTGCTCGCGCACCTGGTGCTGTTCGGTGGCCGTCATGCCCTTACTGCTGGCCTTGCCGGTGAGCTGCATGAGCAGTGCGCGGTAGTCGCCATCCTGCAGCTGCAGCTTGGCCTTGAGCACGTGGATGGCGGCGGTGTGGTTGGCCA